ATTGTACGAAAGATATTCCGTTTGCACCGCTTCCTCTAAAATTTTATAGAGTTCCTGTTGACGATAATTTACAGAAAGAGGAGATTCGCAATATGGAGCTCTGGTCGCCAGAAACCACTGTGAAACTTATGAGAGAATACAGCCAAGGAAAGACGATTCTTGTACATTGCGCGGCAGGAATGCAACGGAGTGCTGCAGTAGTTGCGATGTTCTTGATTGCTAGATATCGCTGTACTTCAAAAGAGGCAATGGCGTATATAAAAAGTCGCAGACCGATTGCTTTCAGACCGAGTGCGAATTTCAATGATTCTATTATGGGTTTTGAGCGTATTTTCAATCGACATGCTATTGAATCAAATAACCCGATGGCTATGCAGAAAATCCCCTTTCCAACCGATTTTATAACAAATAGTTAGGATGCCTATATCACGTAAAAAACAAAAAGGGAGAGGGGTTGGATTTAGTGGTCAAGCTAAAAAATACAATTTTTTAAATATTCTCCTCGATTCTAATAAATCTGTTGATGATGTAAGGCAGTCTCTTCCACCTGATATTAATGAATTAATAGACGGTTATGGTTATTTACACACGATTATAAGTGATGAGAGAATAATAGACGATGAAAATGATTTGGATTTTAAAAAGTTTAAATTATTATTAGACTCTGGTGCAGATATTAATAAACAAAACATTGAAGGTGAAACGCCATTACACATGGTATCAATAAAAATAAAACTTCCTATAATTAAAGAACTTATAAGAAGAGGAGCAAATCTTGAAATAAGAGATAATAAAGGTTGGACACCGCTTTTTTCAGCAGCATATCTTGGATATGTTGATAATGCATGGGAATTATCCAGGGCAGGGGCAAATGGAGATATTACTGACAATAGTGGGAATTTATTATATAATATGATTTCTGCAGGAGTCCCACGTGATATAGAGGATGAAGAATTTTGGGAGAATCTTCATGAAATAGAGAGTGCTGTATGTGCTGCAGGTGCGCTTCATGAAGATTGTAATAATGTAGAAAATGAATTTAATCCTGAAAATTTTTTAAGATTATCAACTTTTAATTTAACACTTGATATACCAAATCAGGGGTTAAAAACAATACCAAAAAATACAGTAAATTCAATTGATCAAGAAGATATTAAGGATGGCGATGAAATTATCGCAATCAAAGAAGAAAATGATTCCGAGTATTATTATAAAGTGAAAACAATACAAGAATGGTTTAATACGCGTAAACAAGCGAACCAACAATTAACAAATCCAAATACAGGTCTCCCTATTAAAAATCAAAATCAGATTTCAAGATGGACTGCATCTATTAAGAAAAACTCTGGTGGTAGTAGAATGGGTAGAAAAACTAGAAAACAGCGTGGGGCTGTTTATCACGAATATAATGTGGGAACACTATCATCAATTCCTAAGAATACTGTTATAAATGAAACAACTGGTGAAAGAGGGCCTATAACAAATGCTATAAGTTATGACCCTATAAAAAATGGAGATAATATGGTAAATTTTAATCATGAAATGTCAAAAGGTAGATATTATAAAGCTGGTCCATGGCATGAGTATGTACAAGGTAAAATAATTAACCGACTTCCCGTAACAAACCCCTTTAATCCTAATAAAATTGTTGAAGATGCCGTCAAATATAAAGTAAAATGGACAGGGGGTCAGAAGAAGCATAAGAAGAAGACAAGAAAGTCTAAGAATAAACGGACAAGGTCCTCGCACTAGGATCTGTCGCACCATTCGACCACTTCGGCATCCAGTGGTAAGGAACAGTCACAGATTCAAATTGCCTAGGATAATTCTTTTCATAGAGCCACCTATAATAATAGGCCTCTGCAGTCGTCGGTTGCAGATGCTTATAAGTGCTTGCCCTAGTCTTCCAAGGGGTTACAGAGCCTTCTAGCATCTTCTCCGCCTTTTCCTTGCAAATCTCGAACCAGGACTTGTCCTTTCCACTCACACCATCACTAAAAGCCTCTTTCTTGCGCCATAGAATTTCACCAGGTAATAAGCCAGAAGAAGCAAACGCCTTTCTCAAAATCCATTTTTCACATTGGTCTTGGGACGGCCGACGAAAGGCCGTGGGAATTGACCGCGCAACTGCTACGAACTGCTTGTCGAGAAATGGCGTCCTCGCCTCCAAGCCGTGGCTACTGATTGAACGATCACTACGTAGAACATCGAATAAATGAATATCTTTGAGTAGGCGTTCAGACTCTGCCTCGAAAGCTTCATCAGAAGGCGCTCCGTGAAAATACAAATAGCCACCGAGAACTTCATCAGACCCGTCCCCATTAAAAATCACTTTACAATCAGTCCTCTTGCTAATTTCACGACTCACTAGCCAATTACCAACAGAAGCACGCACAGTTGTAATATCATAGCTCTCGATATCCTTAATAACCTCAGGTACTGCGTCGAAAAACTCCTCAGGAGTCATTACAATCTCCGTGTGGTCAGACTTGATATGATCGGCAACTAACCTGGCGCAACGAAGGTCCTCACTCCCTTCGAAACCGATACTAAAGGTCTTAAGAGGAGGGTCAGAAGGCCCACGGTACTTCTGTACAAGCGCTGCGATTAGACTGCTGTCGAGCCCTCCACTCAACAATGCTGCAACAGGCCTATCGGTCATCATGCGCTTCTTCACTGCATCTTCAAGCGCTACACGCAAATGTGTGGCAGCCTCATCTTCGCATTTGTAGCTAGGATTTTTAATCCAGGGCACCACGTGAAACGGCTCGAAACCTGTGCGACCGAGCGTGCTCATATTATAGGCTGCACAATGGCCAGGAGGGAATGCCTCGATATGGTCGCACATTAAGAGCCCCTTCATCTCAGAAGCAAAATACAGAGACTCAATCGGCAAATAAGAACCATTATCAGATTGTACATAGGTCTTTGTCTGCTCTGTGGCAGTTACAGCCTTGCCGAACTTGTAACCGACAAAGAGTGGGCGAACACCGTATGGGTCACGCGCAACATATACGTGATTTGAGGCTGTATCAACGAGGACAATGGCAAATACGCCATCAAGGCTTTGAAAGAATGCCGTGCCACTACCGATATTTGCAAACTTCTCCCACAGCTCACCAAGCACTTCACAATCTGAACCAGAATTACATTCAATGTTGTAGCGAGAGGCTAGATCGGCAGAGTTATAGATTTCACCGTTACAGATATATACAGAGCTACCGAAAGTCATAGGTTGCATACCGCCACTCAAATCGTTGATGGCGAGGCGATTGAAACCTAAACTGCAATTCCACATTTTCTTCACGCAAGTTTCCTCTGGCCCACGACCCTTTAGTTTCCCTAGCCAGAATTCAATAGATTCCTCTTCAGGTTGAGAACCAAGTCTTGCCAAAATCCCGCACATCTTATTAATTAGACCGATAGTTATTTTAGGCCCGCAAATATTTTATAATTATATTAGAAATGGACGCGAGCGATGTTATTCGCAGAAAACTACAATTTACTCAATTTACTGGATATGCGGTAGAGCAAGCGAAGATTCAGCCCGCAACACCTTTTAGCACACTATGCACTTTCGATGCAAGCACGGTAGTTCACAATTTCACATCTTATGAGTCTTATACGAATATTAGGCAAGGCTTAAATTACTTTGTAAGTACTTGTACATAATGTCAAATAGACCTATAAAGCCTTACATAGAGCGAGTGGAAGAGAGTGTTTATTTACTAAAGCAGGTACAAGGCCTCGGTATTAAACCTAGCCATACTGGCTACAGCATCCTCAAAGAACACTTAGATGAATGGGTGAAAGAAGATAAAGAATGGTCTGGTGATATTGATTTCCCCATGCATTATAGGCGTGGAAAACTAACACTGTCCATGTCACCAAATACAGTTGCAAAGTTCCATTTAAAACATTTTGAATTTAGCCAATAGAGGTATGAAGATTGTTTCATATAAGAATGAAAAAGCGCATAATAAGAATAAAATAGCGTTTAAGCAAATGTGCGAAGATATGGGATTCGAATATTTAGAATGTAATGATATTAGCCATATACCTTCTAATACAGATTTAATATGGAGTTCGATGACAACTATTAGTCCTGATTCAGTTCCTTCCCAAACAAAGATTTTATTTGGACCAGGTTTTTTTGTTTTTCCAAATCCTGCAAATTCTATTTTTTATTTCGAATATAGAGGAAAAGCTGTTTATACATGTCTTAGTGGATGGGTAAAAACATTGTTTTCAGAATTTATACAAGGTCCGAGAATCGATTTCACTCCTTGCCCATTTCCTGTAGATATTAAAAAATTCTGCCCAGATGAAAACCCAAATAAGAATAATGATATTTTACTCTATTTCAAACATCGCAATCCAGAACTGAAAAATAAAGCAATCATTATCTTTGAATACTTAGGCCTATCTTATAAGTTATTTGAGTACGGCGAATATAAAGAGGATAATTATATTGAAGCGCTTCAAAGAACCAAGCTCACGGTATGGATTGGACCTTGTGAATCACAAGGATTCGCCCTTCAAGAATGCCTCTCAATAAATGTACCGATTCTAATACTTGATGCAGAGAGCATGTTCGATGAATGTGATCAGAAAACTGGCAGAATGTATTATGCAAATGAAGTAGGAAAATACAATCTAAGGGGAACAAGTGCTCCTTGGTGGGACGAAAGATGCGGAATAAAAACAGAAAATATAGATGACATGGCAGAATTAATACCACAAATGCTCAATTCACTAGACTCTTATAAGCCTCGTGAATATGTGCTTGAAAATCTTTCTTCAAGCGTATGCTGGAATAGGCTAAAGGTCGCATTATGGCCTCAATAACCGAACAATAAGCCAGCGCGCCCACCATACATCTTCAATATATTATATGTCTCCACCCACATATGCACATTATAGGTTGGATATTTATTTCGAACAATGCTCTTACTCATAAATTCCAAATACAATGATATTTTCTGTATTTTATCCAAATTCGCCTCACCTAACGGTATTGTCCCTGGATAATAACCGCTCTGCAAACAGAACGGTAAACAATAATAATATCGATTAAACAGCGGACTTTTGCGTAGTTCTAAACTGGGGAATATGCTTCTATAAAGTGACATATTATCCGTACTAAAGCGCACAAATTTGCCCTCGTAAGTCAGAGACATACCACGCACCGGTTCAGAATCTCTTGTACTAAATGCTGGTACAAGTTCGTTAAAAGAAGACATATCCAACCCTGAACAATCTGGCCACCACGGCGCAACAATTGTTTGTGCGCCACTAAGATCACGCGTCGCCAGAAAATAGCTATTTAACGCAGGAATCTCTTCGCGTTGGCAAAAAAAATAGATATGACGAGTCGGATTCGGAATTCTTATAGGTATTTGTATGCTAGGTTGCCCCTTTGTATTAACAGGGTCCATTAGATAGTGTTGAATAACTGGCATTGTAAACTCCGCTTGCCGAAAGCGATTCGCCTCAGGTTTATCCAATGTTATATATTCGACCATTAAATACGTATCTCCAAGTACGTAAGTTGCTGGCATAGTTACACCAGGAATTGGAGATAAAGGAACATTAGGTCTATTAGGAACGATTGTTGGTAAAGGTTCGCCATTCGGGTCAAATTTGTAAAATTCGGTTCCTTCAATACTAACAAGCTGTGAACCAGTTGTTATAGTTTTACATTTTACTGGAACTGTTGACTGTATGTCTGCTTGTTGATAATCTACACGCGCAGGTGTTGTATAAAGAGCTCCAACATTTCGAAATTTAATAGTAATCCTCACTTCATCATTATAAAGTCCATCTACAGGTAAAGGAGAGCCAAGGTCTCCACGGCAAAACCAAAAAGGAAGTGGGACGGTGACTGTTTCATACTGGGTGTCCCAACCGAAACTGTATTCATTGAAAGCATTCGCCTTTCGTTTTATCATCTCATTAACATTTTGCACTTTCTCGACAGGTGTATAAAATTCATCGAGCACTTCCATCAGGCGTCCATCCAATTGTTCGACGCGAGCTCCACCGATTTCTAGAGACAGTGTCTCAATCATTGCATGGCCGAGAGAATTTGTCCAGCCAAAAACAGGTCCAGCGAAATTAGCCCCACCCAAAGCTCTCGCTTCAAGTTGCGGTGTGCGAATATCTGGCATTGTCGCCACTAGATAGACTCTTGTAATCAGATGACCCTTTCTTGGTAAAGTTACAACACATGGAGTACCAAAAGACGGCTTCGTATTAAAATCAATTCTCTGCCACTGTGTTGTAAAACGCCCAGCCTTTACAAGCACATACTCAAATTGCACAGTACTTACACGTTTTCCTATTAGCCTATAATCTTGTAAACCGCTATGAAGTAAGCGGAGCAGACTCGCCACCATCCTAATTCGATTATCAAGATTCGGTTTAGACTTAGTCTGTTGCTTAGGAGCTATACACCTTATTGGCAATACCGTTCTGGAAACGTACCCAGTTAAGTGTGACAACAAACACAATAACCTCCCATTCGAGGTCCGATGAACCACCAGGAGGGCTTAGGCGAAGGCGAAGGCGAACATCGTTTGCACGAGAGGCATTGAACCAGCCACTAGGATCATGTTTTCCTGGCTTCATACAGAATGAATATCCATATATATTGGCAAGCGATGATACGATACCTCCCTTATGAATACTGTTGATATGACGCCGAAAGTAATCCTCAGACCCACTAATAACCTCCTCTCCATCTATCTGGATTGCAGCATCGACTAGAAGGGTTCCTAATGGGGCAAATACCGGGTCATATTCACTTTCAAGCACGTTTGTATAATTCGTCCATTCATTATTATTCGAAACCGCCTTTCTGCGCACTATCCATATAATCTCTTCAACAGGGCCGTTACATTCTAACGGGAGTATAACCTGTATAGTATCTTTTGAACTAATCGTCATGGTGTATTTCGTCGGCTCATTATAGGTAAAGGTCTGTACATTTCTGAAAATGCGCTCGAAAGGCTTGTGCATCAGTGCTTGGCGATAGGAGCCATCGAGAATACAGCCATACGTGACGAGTCGCAACGATTTGAAATCAGGTATTGAAGTGCTTGTTGTATATGTTTCCTCTTTGTAATACGGAAATCCAGTATTAATAAATGTGAATGTTCTTCCTAGTGGTGTCTCGTTTACAGAAGTACGTTTCAGCTTTGCCGAACGAATACATTCATGAAAGGGTCTCAGAGTCAAATTGACACGGAGTGAATTCTCTTTCACAGACATAACAGGAAAGCTACTGCGCAACTTCTCTCTTTGAAAACTGAAAGGCAACAGGAAATTTATCCAGCCACCTTCTGTAGGTAACATACGCGTAAAATCCGGTTTTATGAGGCGAGGAATGGACTGTCTGGCCACGGCATCCGTTGCAATACCGTATTGCATATTCATATCAGGCAATAAAAGGCTGGACATACTTGCGAAATCATCGCTGACAACTTCGAGTGTTTGGTCTTCCAATAGGAATTCTGCCTCTTTCACAAGCACTGTACCGAGACTGTTTGCATAGTACCACGCATCCTCAGGATTTTTAAACACCCACTCCTTTTTGTGGATTTTGTCTATGAGCCACTCAGGAAACCAGTGCCCCATTTTAATTTGGAGCATAATGCTAAAAAGTAAATCTGACGACTTATATTTACCGAGTTCGAACTGGAGTTTTCCTCCCCACGTTCCGTTACCTTTATAAGGAAATTCTTGAATAACTGTTGTAAAAGGTAGGATACGTCTATTAGAGTCTCGAACAAACCATGATTTATTTGTATCTAGGGGGAATAGAAAATCGTCTTGGTCGTCGCGATCACAAATATCAAGAACTGTCGTGGGATCACCAAGTGGGCGATCACACGAAGCATTCATCTTATTTTCCTATTATATATTCTTTATATTAGCGGTTATACTTTACAGTAGACCGCCTAATCTATTTTCCATCGGGCCAAGTTAATAATACTATAGCAATAAAGGCAAAACCAACACCTACCATCTTTATGGGACTCAGTGTTTCCTTGAAATAATATAATCCCATTCCTGTTACAAGAACATCGCTCATAACATCCCATAATAGATTCATAACCGTCATATTTTCATATTTCATGGCGGCCAGAAATACATGTGGTTGCATTGCATATATAATTGTCGGTATTATAAGATAAGAATTACTTAATTCTCCCAAATTGATGAATTTTAATATGCCGAGGGCAAACACGTCGACAAGTGCCAAATATATTCCATATAATACTGGGATTAAACTACGAAACATCGTTATCCTATAGTAAAACCAGTTTTTTACTTGTCAGTGCCAGAACTAGTTCTCAAATTTAAATCTTGCACGACCATCTTTGATTTCGTACACAGCCCATGACTCTACCACGGTTCGGAGCTCACTTATTCGCTGGTTAAGAACCGTATCTTGTGAAATATTCAATAGACTTATATTTAATTGTGGTTTAGAGGCAGTTGTGAAATTAAGACCACCATCTGGCTGTTTTCCTGAAGGGACATCATCTTCTTGTCGCCAACCGTAGGTCCAATTCATAGTTGTAATCGGTATGCTAGATGCACGCTCTTCTTTCGAATGTTGTACAACATTTGTCCAGACAAAAGGAGCCCACGGACCTTCGCGGTCCTGGCCAGCAATAACCAGTTTAAGAGAATCATAGAATTGATTATTTGGCGAAGTACTATTCTGAAAATTATATAGTTGATTTGTACGAAAAACAGTATTCACACGGAAAAAATGTATCATGCGCGCAGCCAGAAACTGTGCATCTACAATACGAGTCACGAGAGCTTGTGCTTGTTTATCGAGCGGAGAATAATCTTTTTCACCGAAAGTAAAAATATTTTCATAGTATCTGCGAAAACAGAATACATGGTCTTCACTACTTAGCTTCTTTCGAAGCTCATTACTAATATAGAGTTGTCGAGTCTCTACAAAAACAATCGGTTTCGCAAGTTTAATAAGGTCGATAGAGCGGAATTTTATAGGCGCAGCGCCAGCGCTTTTCACAATTTGAAACATTTTTCCCCAAGGCTCAGGATACATTCCACCATCTGTCGCCTCGACAAGTTCTTGAATATTTCTCAATGTAATACGGAGTCTATAATTGTGAGAACGAACTGCAGAGAGTGGAAAATAGCCAGAGTCGCCCTGTTGGCAACCTGGAAAAGGCAGTTTCAAAACGAGGCGACCAGGAGTTGCATTTCTCTGAATACTAATATCGGTACCGTCGTGTATTCCAGAAAAAGAATTATCTAGAAATAGACCATTGAAGCTCCCGCGTGTTCTAGAAAGCGCATAGAGGGCATCTCCACTTATTTCCTGCAGTAGAAACTGGTCTTGAAAAATCTCTATTTTCTTCAAAGCGAAAAAGGCGATTCCATTCGTATAACCGTAGCGAATACCACTGAGGTCTTGTATAACCGATTTTCCATTGAGGGCACTGATTTCAGGTGGCAACCAAGAAGGAAGATCAATGAGAAGATTCGCCTCCACAAGTAAATCGCCAGCGAAGTCGAATAGAAATTCAGTCGTATTACCAAACTTGCAATCTGTTATAGGTATTGTCTGGCGAACCTCGGGTAGAACGGCAGGATATGCTTGATATCTATAATCGAAAGGCTGTATGCTCTTCACATCATCTTTAAAGAAAAATTTGTCTTTTTGGCCTCTTGCGACGAGCTCATATAGGCTTCCCTCGAGGCTTGTTTCAGGACGATAAGCCATCTATAATACCCTGGAAAAATTGAATGGCGGTGCTTGTACGCTACAACTCATAAAAATGC